CCGCCTGCTGTAAAATTCTGCGATGCATCGTATGAGTAAGTATCCCCTACCGTAGCGTCCGGTACATCAAATAATGCATCTGCTATTGGTGCATAAAGTATGTTTTGATTTATTAAGTTTATAGTTTGTGCAGCCATTGCCACACTGTCTGAATCTACATAGTCACCTAGGCCGTCATAAGCAATGGTGAACGTATCAAAGTAGGCGGGTGGCGTGGTCCAAGTTGTTGTATATTCCACCTGGTTTGTGCCACTGCCAATTTGTGCGGTTACTGTTGCCGTTTCGGCTGTAGTCACATTAGTGATAACCATACCATTAGGGATCGTTCCCTCAGTAAAGAACACAGCCTGAGTAAAAACAACGGTTGATGTGAGTCCATCAGCTGATAGTACCCCACTATTCATTCCTAACTCTTGACTATTAGTGTACCCGAATCCGTTATATCCGAATCCGTTATACCCGAATCCTATGCCTGTGGGGAAATTCACAATTCCACCTTATAAAATCGTTATTACATCACCGATATTACCGGTAAATCGAACACTCGTAATAGGCGCACCGAGTGTCACAACAATCATTGAGGGAGTTGTTTCTTCGACAAGAGGTGTGAAAAATTCCACTCCACCGTCTGTGGCAATCTCAATTAATTTACCGGCGTTGGTAGATTTAAGTGTGATTGTATTTTGTCCGAGTAGATTTAACCCGTTTATTACATGAGGGGAAGCTGGCAAAGTACCGTTGAGAATCATTGCGATATACCGGGTTGGTTATGATTTTTTGATTCTAGCACGTTTACACTAGACGGATGGATTTTATAAGAGTTATCCCCTGAGTAAGCAGGGGTTAACTTTATACTTTGGTAGTTGGAATATGCACTAATGAATCAGGATGCACAGTTTTATAACCGTACACATTCAATCCACGTACACCGTCACCGAAAGTAGTTTCCAGTCGCAAAGTTTCAGTTTTAATATACTGACTTGCAAATGAAATACCGTCTTTCGTACCGGCGACACAGTTCCAGATAGTTCCTGCCCCTGTAACACCCAGTAAATTGGACATAAAAATGGTGAATCTCATTTCGTTATGAATAGTTTTTTAATTATCTACTCCTGTGCATTTCCACACAGATCAGACTATATCATAGCCCATCTTTTCAGATTAGGGCTGAACGCGCTCGTGGGTAAATTACTGGGAGGGTAGTCCCGCGTTACCTAGTCGTTGCACTTTACAGTTTACTTTTTATTACCTTTCAACTGTCTTAGCTCAGGATTGGCATGTAGTTCCGAAACTTTATGACACATATATATAAACTCTTTTTGACTAAATCCATTTTTCATTATATTTATATACTTGTTTGTCCATTGAACTATTTAGCTTTCCCTGAATTCACGTTCTGTTCACTTACTGATTACGCAGCAAGGCGACAAATTTTATCGATAACCCCAACTCTCCCATTTCGCAAGATCGAGGTGTTATCACCGGAGATACTAGCGTCACGAAGATCGGAATCTTTGATCAGTTTACAAATCCAAGGTGGGAAGACCATGAATCTACCATCTGATCCAACATTCAGCTCGTCAAGTGCTTGACCGGCGAGAGTAATAAGCTCTAATACATTGAGTTTAGTCACAGCCGTTGAAGGTAGTGAGGTTGTAGCGTCTGTATAAGTACCCGCTAAAACATCTTTATCAATAGCAATCCGCATATTGTTGGTAGCATCATCAATTGCGTTATTCTGCAACTCGATGTTACTTTGCACTTCCAGGATGTCATCAACTTTGAAGGCATATTGTTTCGCCTTGTCGATAACAAGTGTTTGTTTTGCATCGTCAAGTTGGTCATACGATACAGCACCATTGTAATCTGTTACAAAAACACTGGGTTTCTCCCGAATCTCTATAGAGCTACCTTGCCCTGTAATTTCACCCTCATATTTTGTGTTAGTTATGGATGCCAATATAGTAGTGGCGTATAAACGTAGATTTAATTTTTTTGACCAGACAGCCGGGACAAAATTTATCCCGGTACCGGCAATTGGAAATGGAGCGGCCATAACAGCCTCCTATAATTTAGATTTTAATATATCCTCCCCGCTTGCATTGCTGAATTTATCGCTTCTTCGTTTTTAATAAATTCAGCATCACTCATTGCTTCAATTTGTGCAGGAGTGAATTTGGGAGGTTCCTTGTTTGTATCAATCACAGACCCCGTACCGTTGCTGGTAGGCGTTGTGGTTTGTTTGAATTCATCCATTTTCGTAGTCATTTGTTTTTTATAATTGCTCAACAATGAAATTATATCGTCGGCATTACCAGTGTTGACCACTTGCTGAACGTATCCAGGCTGTTGTGCTAACCAGCCTTTAAAATCTACAGTGTCAGATATGGTAAAGGCATCAGAGTGTGCAGCCAGGATTTTTTGATTATGAACTTCTCTGGCAGTCCTGCCGGTTTGAGCTACATTATCAATTTCCAACTGTTCTTGTCGCCTCTTCTCCATTAACGCTTGTTGTTCGATTTTTTGTATTCTGTCAACAAAAGGTTTGAGTTCATCAAAATCTTTTGCTGCATTATTCAACTCGTCGGGTTTTGTCTCGATGGGTGATACCGGTTGATCTAATCTTGCCGATAAGATATTTAGTCTTTCTTCAAGATTAGCCACAGTACCTCTCAATTGAGAGGCTTCCTGAGTTGATTTACTATAAGCAGATTGTAAATGTTTATACTCTTTGCTTTCTCTATTGCCGAAAGTTCCGGTTTCTTGGGTTTCTTTCACGGGCTTTTCCTGAATTTCATCAGGTTGTTCTACAGGCAAATCTTCATCACCTATATTTTTAATTCGTTCGCTTTGCTTTGATTGATCAGTCATTTAATGTGTCCTATAGTAAGTAGGTTATCGTTTTTTGAGCCTTATTAATTCAGCACTCGCTTTAGTTTTCAGTACAATCATATCATTGATTACTGAGATCCGGCCTTGTAAGTGTTTCAAGTCCTCCAATTTACATGTCTCCATAGCTTTATGTATTCTAAATACTTCCGCCGACAACACACCGGTATAATCGTCCCTGAGGACATCAGTAGCTAACTTTCCGTCAAGCTTTAGCATGTGTCAACCAGGGCATTACACCTTCATCAGGTTTGAATAATGCAAGAAAAGCTACAGTAGGTTTAGAGTTCTCAACTTTTGGTTTCTCGTTCTTTTCATAGTTTTCAATAATCAAATCGGCTTCTTCTACGCGCTCAACGATCATTGAATTGCCGTGATACCCCTGGAATATATAAGCCATGGGCAACGCTTCAGGGTCAGCCCAGATTGTAAAAAACATACCCTTAGTATCTTGTGTGATCCGGTCGGCGGCAATCATACACCGAGAGAACAACTCATTATGAAGTATGGGCAACCTTTGCTGTTTAGCAACTTCAGCCTTTATAATATTTTTTATCTGTGCATCCTTACTTTGTTTGACTGATTTCAAATTGGTTTTTGTCATAATCTCTCTCTTTGTTGATTAATATCAGTTTAGGTTACGCCCTTTTGAAGCGCGAATTGGATAATCGGGCTCAGGTCTTTCGGCCGCTGATCCCATGCCACGATTACTCATATCAGCATTGTCATAACATTTCTTACCGGTTGCAGATAAATCTTTCGATTTTTTATTGTTAATAACTTTGTTCATTCCTCATCCCCCTAAAGGTTTCTAAAATTTGGTATTCCTGCGGAGTAACCTCGATCATACCGCTTGCTGCTTGTTGTTGCATTTTTGACTGTTCTATTAGGTTTTGTTTACGCATAGAAGCCTTAGACTTTATCAATTCTTGTTCAATGTCTCCGGTATTAGTCAATTGCTGCTTTTCTAAGCTACCTTTTGACGCGGTCTCTATCTGTGCAAGAACACCTCTCTGTTCTGCTTCTATCGCTTTTTGCTGTTGCTCTACTGAACTAGCTCTATTTTGTTTTTCCTCGTCTTCGGTGTAAAGAATATCCTCTTCTTCTTTATCCATGGATTCCACCAACATTTTTAGGACTTTACGTCTGTTGACCAATGGGGCATCTTGAGAGTTGGAGGTCAGTGTAGAAAAAGAAACTAGTTGTTGTGTCCTCATTTCTCTTGCAATGATCCCCGCAATGCCGTTTGCTTTAACTTTCGCAGGGCATTTAATTTCATCTTTTTCGTTCCACTGCATGTTGAAATCATAGTACATTTCAATCATAGGTTTGATTAAATACTTATCAATGTTACTAATGATGGTTCGTTGCATGATGTTTTTCTGCGAAAGGATCATACTAATACCCATGTTCGCCGCGTTTGCAGAGGGTAATGATTCCTCAGTAGTGCTTCCTATCCCTGTGACTTCTTCAGCAATGCTATTCATTATGTTCATTACGTTAATCAGCACACCTGAATTTTCTGTAGGTTGATAAAACCGAACCATCGGTTCTTTCGGATCTCCGCCCTCTCTTAGAAACACTTGACGAGGCCTTAATACCTCACTGGGTGTTTCCCCGGACTTTAGCATATCAACGTTAATTTCGACTATGGGTGCATGAGAAAATGCAGCATTTGATATGGTGGCACGAGTAACCGAATTAATTACTTCTTGTGGACAAAACAACTCTTCTGCTATGCCGGTACCGTAGATTGTTTGTGTCGATTCCTGGTATGGAATGATGAAATAAGGTGATTTTTGAGGTTTATGAGGGTTTAACATCAATTTAATTGTCTTGTTGTCACACACCCAGGCATTTACCTTATATGATCCTGTCTCGTCAATATCGCTTGTGAATCCATTCTCTATCAATTTACTACCGGACATTTCAACCCAGGCTTCATAAACATCAAAGTAGCCATCCGAACTTGTTACATTCTGATCCTGGTCATTGATGCCACGAATAGTCGTCTCGTAATCTAAATCAACATGGTTACCAGATGGACTATTTATTATAATTTCATCAATTATATCTTTCTTAAACCCAGGAGAGTTTTTGTAACCGATCAATTCCGAGTGTTTTAATACATGGCGTTCAATCACATTTGTATCTTTATCGGTGTACCGGGCAAACGGATCAAAGAACACATCAAACAATGAGCAGAATTTGACGCTGGGAAAAGGCTTATCTTCATGGGTCAATTCCCATTTGTGCTCTTTATTCTTTTTCCATACCTCATTTTTATATACTGAGGTTTCAAACTTTGCAACACCGGTACCTAAATAATGTTGATGCAATAAACTTTTGGCAATTGAGACAAAAGCTTCGCCTTTGTTCATCTGCTCTGAGATTTCATCTTCCATACTTTCACATTTCTTCTCTTTCTCCTGTTGCGTGAAAGCGTTCATCTTTTCTAAAGCTTGTTCTTCCGGTATCTCTAGCCTACCGGACATTTTGGCCATCATTACATCGACAGCGTTCCTAGCTTTTTCCCCTTGAGTAATTTCGTTTGGAGACAAACTCCAGGTTTCGGAGTTCGCTATGATTTTTTCATAGGTTTTTGCAATAGCAATGTTAACCTTAGTCCTAGTCAATGGGACGAACGCAGTTGAATCTCCTGACTCTTGATGTCGTAGCGCAAGTTCGGTTTGTTCGTCCAGTGCATACTTAGAACCATATGCCCGTTCGCATTGGAGCATTATCTCTTCTTGATTATTTCGTCTTGAGTCCCTGAAAAATCCGAACAACTTCATTATGTGTCCTGCGACCGCATCACCGACATCTTCTTTCTCTGTATCCTCAGTCACGGTAGTCCCGTC